TAGGTCAAATATTGTCTGCTACCGCTACAGGCACTCAATGGATTGACCCTTCTTCTTTTATTAATCTTCAGGTTACTCTTGACGGTGGTAATACGGCTGATGAGGACATTATCTTGACAGGAGTGTCTAATAAATTTGAGCAGACGGGTGCTAACTCATTTATCCGTCAAACAGGAATAAGTTCTTTTATTCAACAAACAGGAGGAACCGCATTTATTTCGCAGTCAGGTGCTAATGCATTTATTAATCAGTCAGGAAATAATGCAAGTATTCTTCAAACGGGAACGGATAGTCTTATCCAACAGCAAGGTATTGACTCAGTATTTAGGCAGATAGGTGCTAATGCAAGTATTCAGCAATCAGGTGCTAATTCTTATATCGACCAACAGGGTGCTAATGCATTTATAACACAGTCAGGTCTTAATTCAATTATTGAGCAAACAGGAAATAATGCTTTTATTACGCAGTCGGGAGCCAATTCATTTATTGAGCAAACAGGGGCTAATGCAAGCATTCAACAAACAGGGGCCAATGCATATATCTCACAGGCAGGGACCACAGGTTATATTCAGCCTGCTCAGATTTTAGACTCAACATCGTCTTTAGGGGTAGTAGATGAAGTGCTTGTGTCTCTTGGCCCGGGACTTGGAGTTCAATGGAAAGATAAGAATCAGATAGGGTCTTTTTATGATATCGCAAATCAAACTCCTGTTGCGGGTGTAGCTGTTCCTATGAGATTTGGAACCAATGATATTACAGGTTTTGGTGTTTCAGTTACTCCTGACATATTTACAAATAGAACTCAGATTGAAGTAACTACTACAGGGTATTATAACATACAGTTTTCTGCACAGCTTCGTAATGGAGCGGGTGCTGCTGAAGTAGATATATGGTTTCGTAAAAACGGTACTGACATTGCTAATTCAAATACCAATGTATCAATGCAGTCAAATAGTTTTCAAGTAGCTTCTTGGAACTATCTTATAAAATTAGACCCCGGTGATGTTTTTCAGATTATGTGGACCCAAGATAATTCAGCACTTATATCCGCAGGTCCAATTTCAGCTTTACATCCTGCAACGCCATCAACTATCCTTACTGTAAATAGAGTTCGTTAATCGTGGATATTAGAAAGATATCGGTTGGTCCTGACTACAAAGGAGGGGCAATGCATTACATTGTTGGGCAAAAAGTGCTTGGCAATAGTAATGAGATACGCCATATCAAGTACAATCAACAGCGTGAGTCAATACAGATTTACATCATAAATGAAAAACAAGAGGTAGTTCTTTGGAAAGAGTTCACCTCAACCATTCCAATTTCAATCGAATTTAATATAGATTTTTGATGAAGTCACCATTCTACTTTATGGCAAAGCCATTAAAGGGGAAGCGTTACGACAACACAAAGGACATAGGTGGAGTAGAGTTTATAGTGAGTACCTCAGAGGAGGACCACAAGTTCTCCAACAGGTATGCTGAGGTTGTTGAGACCCCCTTGGGATATTCGGGACCAATTGAACCCGGAGATATCTTGATAGTGCATCACAATGCATTCAAGTTTTACAATGATATAAAAGGCAACCGCAAAAGCGGTCGTAGCTTTTTTAGAGAAGATATCTTTCTTATAGACTCTGAGCAATTCTTTATGTATAAGAAAGGCGATACTTGGTATGCCTATGATAGATATTGTTTTGTAAAGCCTATACCCGCGACTGAGTCGTATATCAAGAAGCCTTTTTCTGAGGAGCCGCTGATGGGAATAATGAAATATCCCAACGCTTATCTTTGTAGTCAAGGAGTAAACGCAGGAGACACTGTATGTTTTGCTCCTGAAACTGAATATGAATTTATCGTAGATGATGAGAAACTATACCGAATCTACGACCACCAAATAACAATTAAGCTATGAACTTATTATCACTCGATAACATTATTAGAGACCCAAAGGCATATGTTGAAGACATTTTTAAATATGACTTTCAAGATATATTTGATGGAGAGCGTACATTTAAAAATATACAACCAAGAGATGACGATGAGTTTTCTCGGACCGTATCAATAATTTTTCCTAATTACACTGTGAAGTGGAACTTTATACGTAAGTCTCCTTTAAATCAAGAAGAGCCAAACTTTATTCATTCAGACGAGATGATGGGTGACTTTACTGTTATCCTTTATCTCAACGAGACTCATCCTGAGAATGACGGCACAACAATATACGATGAGAATAAAAAACCATTGTGTACTGTGTACTCAAAATTCAATCGAATGATTGCGTTCAACTCAGACGCTCCTCACTCTCGAAACATTTATGAGAACTTTGGAAGTGGCAATGAGGCTCGTTTGATTCAAGTAATCTTTTTAGAGGAAAAGTAATATGGACAGCAAAGAGATGAAGCTGAAAATTATTGCTGCCGCAGAGAAAGCGGTTGAGCAATTGATAAAGGTTGCTGAGGAAGAAATCATTAAGCCTCATAGTGAGGATGAGTTAGCTGCTGATAGATTGAAGAATGCGGCTGCAACAAAGCGGTTGGCAATCTTTGATGCATTTGAGATACTCAATAGGATAGAAACAGAAAGAGATAGTCTTAATGATATAGCTAAAGGCATAAGTAAAACTGAAACTAAACAGGGATTTGCAGAGCGAAGGTCTAAATAACTCATTGTATTTTACGGTCCGTGACCTAATACCCAACCCTGTTCTTTTAAAAAAGAATAAGGCAAAGACTTGGGCATATGGTTATGACGAGAAGTATGACGTTGTAGTAATCTCCAAGACGGGAGAGATAGGTCAGATAATAAATGTATCGGGCCTTAATATCGCTTTGCCTGCCCAACCTAAGGAGTGTCTTCAAAGACACTCAAAACCATCTGAGCAGTATTGGGAGAGGCAAGAGTTGCCAAAAGAACTTGCGAAGATTCAGTCTATCTTTCATTGGAATGAGAAACCTAAAGAGTTTAAGGATAGATGGGTTGACTACATCGAGAAAGAGTTTGACTATAGAGAGGAAGGATTTTGGTTTATGAACAACGGGAAGCCCTGTTATATTACAGGTGCTCACTATATGTACCTTCAGTGGTCAAGCATTGACGTTGGATATCCTGACTTTAGAGAGGCCAATCGAATCTTCTTTTTGTTTTGGGAGGCGTGCAAAGCTGACCCAAGAGCATTTGGAATGATATATCTCAAGATTAGACGTTCAGGATTTTCCTTTATGGCTTCGTCTGAATGTGTAAACATTGGTACGCTCGCTCGTGATGCACGTGTAGGAATATTATCTAAGACGGGTGCGGATGCAAAGAAGATGTTTACAGATAAGGTTGTACCCATCAATAGTAGACTTCCATTCTTTTTCAGACCTATTATGGATGGTATGGATAAGCCAAAGACCGAGTTGGCGTTCCGCGTGCCTGCCTCCAAGATTACAAAAAAGAATATGTATGAGTCTTCTGATGATGAGATAGAGGGATTAGATACCACTATAGATTGGAAGAACACAGAAGAGAACTCTTATGACGGAGAGAAGTTAGCTTTCTTGGCTCACGATGAGTCGGGCAAGTGGGTCAAGCCAAATAACATCCTAAACAATTGGCGCGTAACTAAGACCTGTTTGCGTTTGGGTAGTAAGATAATCGGAAAGTGTATGATGGGTTCTACCTCTAATGCTTTGAGCAAGGGGGGTGATAACTTTAAAAAACTGTATGAGGATTCCCACATAGGGATACGTAACGCCAATGGTCAGACCAAAAGTGGAATGTACTCGTTGTTTATTCCAATGGAGTGGAATATGGAAGGCTTCATTGATATACACGGGATGCCTGTATTTAGAAAGCCTGAAGAAAGGGTAAGAGGAGTAGATGGCAATTGGATTAGTAATGGTGCTATAGATTATTGGGAGGCTGAGGTTGATTCGCTCAAGCACGACTCAGATGCACTCAATGAATTTTATCGTCAGTTCCCAAGAACAGAATCCCACGCATTTCGTGATGAGAGCAAGCAAGCCCTGTTTAACCTAACTAAAATATATCAGCAGATTGACTACAACGATTCTTTGATAATAGACCAACACGTAACTCGTGGCAGCTTTATGTGGAAGGACGGAATCAAGGATACGCAGGTTATATTTATGCCTGATAAGCGTGGGCGTTTTGCAATTACGTGGGTTCCTCCAAAGCAGATGCAAAACAATGTGCACCTGCGCAATGGTATTAAGTATCCCGGCAATGAGCACTTAGGCTCGTTTGGGTGTGACTCATATGATATCTCTGCTGTTGTGGATGGAAGGGGGTCGAATGGTTCTCTTCACGGAATGACTAAGTTCCATATGGATGAGGCTCCTATAAACGAGTTCTTTTTGGAATACATTGCTCGACCACAAACGGCTGAGATATTTTTTGAAGAGGTTCTTATGGCTTGTGTATTTTATGGTATGCCTATCTTGGCGGAGAATAACAAGCCTCGTTTACTATACCACTTTAAGAATAGAGGATATCGTGGGTTCTGTATGAATAGGCCCGATAAACAATATGCTAAACTATCTAAGACTGAGCGTGAACTTGGAGGCATACCTAACTCATCTGAGGATGTAAAGCAGGCTCACGCTGCTGCGATAGAGTCGTATATTGAGAAGTTTATTGGTATGGATTTATCAGGTGCTTATAGAGATTCCGATGAGATGGGGTCTATGTTATTTACAAGAACACTTGAGGATTGGGCTAAGTTTGATATTAACGATAGAACTAAGTTCGATGCATCTATCAGTTCGGGACTAGCTATTATGGCTAACCAAAAACATCTTTATATGCCTGAGAAAAAAGAATCCAAAATAAGTATTAACTTCGCAAGGTACAAGAATGACGGAAACACAAGTCAATTGATTCGATGAAAGATATAGAAATCAACATACTGTCTACAAGCTTCCCAAGTCAGTTTGCTACTGATGCAGAAAAAGAATCAGATGCATTTGGGCTTCAAGTTGGACAAGCCATTCAATATGAATGGTTCAGAAAGGATGGAACCTCTTGTAGATATTATAATCAGTGGCGTGATTTCCATAGACTCCGTCTCTATGCTCGTGGAGAACAAGGCACGGCTAAATACAAAAATGAATTAGCTATTGATGGTGACTTATCTTATCTCAATTTAGATTGGACACCTGTTCCTGTTATACCAAAGTTTGTAGATATCGTAGTTAACGGTATGTCAGACCGAATGTTTAAAGTGAAGGCGTATGCACAAGATGCTATGTCTCAGGCTAAGCGTAGTAAATATCAGGAGATGATTGAAACTCAGATGGCAGGTAAGCCTGTACTTGAGAAGATTCAAGAACTGACAGGAGCTAATCCATTTATGGTTGAGCCTGATGAGTTGCCTGAAAGTGATGATGAGTTGTCATTGTATATGCAGCTCAACTACAAACCCGCTATCGAGATAGCAGAGGAAGAAGCAATCAATACAATCTTTGACGAGAATCATTATCAAGACACACGTAAAAGACTTGACTATGACAGCACTGTATTGGGTATAGCTGTTTGCAAGCACGAGTTCTTGCAGGGCACGGGGGTTAAGATTTCATACGTAGACCCTGCAAATATTGTATACAGTTATACTGAAGACCCATACTTCAAAGATTGTTTTTATTGGGGTGAGATTAAAACTGTACCGCTTACTGAGCTGTATAAGATTGACCAATCACTCACTGCTGAAGACCTTAAGGAGATATCTCAATATAGTCAAGGATGGTATGACTACTACAACGTAGCAAGATTCTACGAGAACAGCGTATTCTTTAGAGACACTTGTACTTTGATGTACTTCAACTACAAGACCACCAAGAAGATTGTATACAAGAAGAAGAGACTTGACAATGGTGGTACACGTGTAATTGAAAAAGATGATACGTTCAACCCTCCAACTGAAATGATGGAGGAGGGCAACTTTGAAAAGATTGAAAAGACAATTGACGTATGGTATGAGGGAATTATGGTTATGGGAACCAACATCCTTTTGAAATGGGAGTTGGCTCATAATATGGTTCGACCTAAGTCAGCTTCTCAGCACGCGCTTCCTAATTATTTTGCTTGTGCTCCTCGTATGTACAAGGGTGTTATTGAATCGTTGGTTCGCAGGATGATTCCATTTGCTGACCTTATTCAAATCACCCACTTAAAGTTGCAGCAAGTTATTGCGCGTGTAGTTCCTGATGGTGTGTTCATTGATGCTGATGGCTTGAATGAGGTAGACCTTGGCACGGGCAATGCGTACAATCCCGAGGACGCACTTCGTTTGTATTTCCAAACGGGTAGTGTTATTGGACGCAGCTTTACACAAGATGGTGATTTCAATAACGCCCGTGTCCCTATCACTCAGTTAACATCTAATTCAGGAGCGGCCAAGACTCAAATGTTGATTGCTAATTACAATCACTATATGGATATGATTAGAACAGTAACGGGTCTTAACGAAGCCCGGGATGGTTCTACTCCTGACCCACATTCATTGGTTGGTCTTCAAAAGTTAGCAGCCTTAAATTCAAACACGGCTACTCGTCATATTCTTGAGAGTGGATTGAATATCTATCGCTCATTAGCAGAGGCGATTACTTATCGTATATCTG